CAACTCAATTAAGTCCATATTGGACAACTCGTTTAAACGTCTTGCAACCTGATTTGAGTCTAAGCCGCTATGTTGGGCTATCCCATCCTTACCAAGCGCACCATGAGCCTTTAAACAGTCCACAATGATGCCAAAGTGCTTGGATGCCAAGTCTTTAGCTGAATCTGCTGCTTCAAAGCTGGTAATTGGGTCTGAAGCTCTTGCCCGACCAAAAATAGGCAAGTCAAAGAACTTCTTTACGCCACCACCAAAATGTATATCGTCTAATTTACTCATCATTCACTCCTGTTTAAAAAGGTGAGGTACTCGTAACACTGGTGCAATTGCCTTGCGTATCGAATGCCAGCATTACTTTCCCTCTTATTCAGTCAGACTCTAAAAAGGGATGTCCGAGTCCATGTCATCAAATCCAGCTTTAGGCTTGGCTTGTGGTGCTTGAGATTGATCTTCTTTTTTGGTCACTGCAAGACCCATGAACTTGCCGTTCTTGCCTTCCTTAATCCATCCAGAAATCCAATAGTTGTCTCCATTAACAACAATAGACCCACGATAATCAGGATGGTTTGGCTTCTCCTTGCGATCTGATTTAAACAAAACGCCACTATTGTCCCTAGTTTCCATATTTACACCTTAATTTCATTGAGTTTTTTAACTTTGTCGTCCACTTCCGCAAGAAACTGGATAACCTCTTTTTCGAGTTCTGCAATGTACAAGTCATTGCGCTCGATTCTTTTGATGAACAACTGAAGATGACTAGGCATTCGTGGGTCAAAACTCACAAAATCACACCAACTTCTGTCTGCACATCGCATCTGCCATTGCATCTGGTCAAAGTACTTCTTTGATGGTTCTTCACCAAGAATGGTGTCGATATGGGTGGCAGTGTTAGGACACTTGATCTCTAGGCATCCATCGTCACCCACCAAGCCATCAGGAGAGGCGGCAGACATAGGAATACTAGGATGGTCAATAGCACCTACCTGATCGACCATATTGCCTGTTTTAGCCTCGTATGCGGCACGAGCAAATGGCTCATTCTCGATGCCATGCTCCATCGCAGCATTTGAGTAAGACTCTGCCACTTGGTTGGTCATGCGTTCCACGACCAACTGTGCCATGTAGTTTGCTCTACTGGTGCTGTAACCTGTCTTTGTCTTGGCAACAATGTCAGAGATACGAGAAGCGGTGGCTTTTCCGCATCTTTGCTGAAACCATGCTTCGCTTCCTTGGACAACTTCAGTCATGCTTCCCTCGCTTTCAGCATTGCGTCTGCTATTGAGTAAGCCCAACTTGCATCAGCTTCAGGCTGAAAGTGCATTGGGTTGGATTTGTTTGCCATAAACCCTTGCATAGCCTTTGCCGCAAAGTAATCACGCAAGGTCATGCCTTTTTCTGGCTCACCCCATCCATTGAAGCCTTCATTTGGAAATGCTGGTTGGTTGCTCATTTCAACGCTCCTTTACGCTTTTCTTTGGCATCAATCACCTTCTTTTGCCAATTCTTATCAGAGCCGCAAGCAGAGTAAGCAGCAGTGTAGACATTCTTGAGTTCTTCCATGTTGGATGCCGCATCAATAGCCGCTAAGTGGTCAATCATTGTGTTTACATCAATGTCAGAGCCAGATTCACCTTCAGGCAAGTCTTCTCCAGCATAGATGTACAAGCCCAAGCCATGCAGAGACAAAGCCTTAGTCATGCACCGCATGATGGCAGTGTTGACAGCAAATGCGTCTGGGTTGAGGATTGCTTTGTTGCGAAAGTCCATCACTGGCAGTTGGCAAGTCATTGGTTTGCCAAACATAGTGACTGTGACGAACACCATTGCAGTGCCGTTTACGTCCATGAAACACTTGTCACCAAACATTTCGACTTTGTAGACAGCTTCTGGGTCTGCCTTTAGTGCTTCAGCCCATGCCCATGCCCACGAAAGGTAGGTAAGGTTGGCCTTCTTCTCTGTATGTTCATTTACGTTCTTGTTGAGCAACATTAACACTTGTTCTTGATTCATCATTCACTCCTATATACGCCATCTAAAATATCTTTTGTTTCCTGAGCCACCATCCACATTGCTAGATGTGTCAGGTCGGCATGGATTTGGGCTATGTCGTTACTGTATCCTTCGTATTTTTTGTGAAGGCACTTGTCCGACAACTTCTTGGTGTTCTGCTCGATTCGTATCAGCAGGGGTGCATAGTCGATCATCATTAACTCCTGTTTGTTTAAACTTCTTCCACGTTTGCGCCACATCTGTTTGTGCGGCATTCACATACCCAAATTCTGGGTCGGTGATTGGTTTAGATGGCACTGCAACACTTTGGTATTTGCCTATGTATGCCATCTTTTTAGCCTTCTTTTCTCGCAATTTCCGCTGCGATTTCATGTTGACTATCGGTGTCCAAATCTGAAAATAGGACAAAGTGGTTTTCACCGCAACAAGACACGACTCCCATGCGTGGCTCAATGCAATAAGCACAATATTCTTCATTTGAGTGTTCCTCAATAATTCTTTCAAGGTTGAGCTTGGTTTTCATTACTGGCCTCGCTTGTGGTAGGGATTGATTGTAGGGATTGCACCTTGTTCTTGTTTGATTTGCTCTTGCAAGCGTTCCATGCGGTAGAAGCGCCACAAGTTGAGTTCTTCCTCGTCATCAACCCAAGGTGTTGTGGGCAGTTCTAGGGAGATTTCAGCCATACGCTGTGCTTTGAGTTCGACTCTGGCTCGTACCATGTCTGCAACATCTGCCCATGCGTTACAAAGAATGGCTTCAAGGATAGCTTTGCTATCGCAAATGGCATCTGCTACATCATCTGGTGTGAAGTCTTGCAGTGCTGCCCATGTCTCGTGCTTAATATCAATCATCATTCACTCCTGTTAAAAACCTATCAATGCGTGTATTCTGTCAGACATTATTGTAATTGACCATAGGGATTTCCCTAGTGCAGTTGTGTATTTCAGACAGTCGTTTGTTAGTGAACACTTTCCCGCATTTCAAGCACAGCCATGCAATTCCTTGGTCAACAGTGGTTTGTCTGTTGCCGTGGAGTCCTTTTGTACGACCATAAAAAGTGCGGATTTGTTGAATCATGTGTTCTTCTCCTTGAATTTGTCAAAACAATGCCAGCACATATAACTGTGCTTTTTTGTTGACCACCACACAAACGACACAGGACTGTTGTTGAATCTGTTCTTTAAGCACTTAGGACATTGTTTTATTTTCATGTGTTCACCCTTGGTGGTGTGCAGGTGTGGATGTCGTTTGTGCGTTTGCCGCATCGTGGGCAGAAGTTCTGCTCTGTGCGCTGTGACAATCTTTCAAGTTCATCTGCCGCTTGCAAGATGACTTCTTTAGGGCAGCACTCGTGGTTCAAGCGTAAATCTTCTATCAATGCTTCCAATTCCAATACTTTAATTTCATCTTGTGTCATTTCAATCCCCTGATAAAAATAGCAAAGCTGTGCAATGTGTCTTTGCCAAACCCTTCCATCTTCAAGATGGCATCAGCCACTTCATCAATCACTGTGTCTCGGTAGGGGTTCAAAGACTCCACCCGCTGCTTCAACTGGCCTACCTCTTGTTCAACAACTTCAACCCTAGATTCAATCTGACGTTTACGCCAGATACTTTGAGCAGAATCGTTCATGCTTTTTCCTTTTGGCTTTCTTCATGTTTAAACAGGCTTTTTCTGCCGACCTAACCTTACCCTTCTCTCGTATTTCTTGAGGGCTTAAAGGCTCTGTACGAGGCTCAGTATGGATAAAGATGCTAATGGACAAGACCACCAGCAACAATATCCTGATAAACGCTTGTGCGTAGGTCATAGTGACTTTGCGTATCTACGAGCAATGCGTTCACACTCGTCTTCTTCTGCGCCAGACAATTCGTTGCGAACGTCCTTGCCAGTCTCGTCATGGGCTTCCCACTCAAAGTCAAGATAATTGGTAGCTACGTCATAGTCGTACCAAGTCAAAACAACAGTGACATCTTTCTCAAGTTCTTCGCTGTAAAAGTCTTCAATGATTTCCATGTTGACACCTCTCAAGTTGTTGGAATCTGTATTGTCAGACAGAATGATTGTGATGGTATAGGGACTTTCCCTTATTGTCAAACTGTATGACGCTATACAATCCTAGCACTATGCCAAGACCACCCTCAGAAATCACAGGCTCAAGCATTCAAATTGCTGTCAGAGTCACTGCAAGCCTCAGAGATGAGTTCAAAAACCTTGGAGGAGCCAACTGGTTGCGTAAACTGTTGGCACAATCTATCAACAAGAAGTTAAACAATGAAACTGTCAATTCCACAACTGCAAACCCTCAAGCGTCTGACAAACGGAGCTAGAAGTAGCGTTTCGTTCACCACAACAGAGACTTATTCGCCCGGCTCGTATCACTGCCTAACCCACCTGAAAAACCTTGAAATGAATGGTTTGGTGGTGGAGATTGACGATATGTGGCACTTGACCAATGCTGGTCGGATGAAGCTGATTGAGACTAAATCAGAGAATACACCTCGCCATGCCAATGGAACTACGCATGAGACTTATGTCCAAGGTAACTGGAAAGACCTTGTTCATCGTAAGGGTGCTTTAGATTTTTTGAAGTGTGAGAGTCGGTTCAGCAATTACTTTGTTTAAAGGAGAAACCATGAAAAAAGTCATTATTGGTGCGTACTTAGCAATATCTAGCCTGACAGTTTGGGCGGCTTGTTCAACACATACCTACTATGCAAATGGTCGTTATGTGACTTGTACGACCTGCTGTTATGGAAGTAATTGCAGCACCAACTGTTATTGAGATATGATTTGCGAAACGCTTGGCGGCGTTACTCGCAATAGGGTTACACATGCTGTCTGCTGGTATTGCGCCAGTCCGCCAACATCCGAAAGGGTGAGACAGCAGGTGTAGCCCTTTTTTTTGGGCAAAACTATGAGAATCAAACACTGGAATAAGTTCCAACATTTTAAAGACAGGAAACCACCTTGGGTTAAGTTGTACAGGGATTTGTTGGACGACTTAGATTGGCATGAATTGGACGCACAAGCCAGCAAAGTGCTTGTCATGCTGTGGCTAATAGCTAGTGAAGACGAAGGCCGCATACCACCCACAAAAACTCTTGCTTTTAGACTGAGAATGACAGAAAAGCAAACTAATGATTGCTTAAACAAGCTGTCTCATTGGCTGGAACAAGATGACATCAACACGATATCAGAGCGATATCAAGATGATGGTCTAGAGACAGAGAGAGAGACAGAGAAAGAGAAAGAGGCAGAGACAAAGCGGGGAACAAAAGGCTCACGCCTTTCTGCTGATTGGGTTTTGCCAGAAGATTGGGAAAGTTGGGCAAGACAAGAACGACCTGACCTAAATCCTCAAAAAGTGGGCGAACAGTTCAAAGACTTCTGGATTGCCAAAGCTGGTGCTGCTGGTGTCAAGCTGGACTGGCAAGCAACATGGCGTAATTGGGTCAGGAATCAGCGTCAAGAGCGTTTAAACCCTGCGGACATTGCCAAGGTCACTGTGCCAAGCAAGGTAGAGCGTGACCCTGCTTTGCAGAAGTTGGATGATGACTACAAGACTGCCAAGCCAAATCCTGAGATATTGAGAATGATTCGTGATGGCTTGAAAGGCAAAATGATATGACAAGACTAGAGGCAAACCAACTACTTGATGAAATCAAAAATGGAATCAACAATTATTCCAATCTTGCAGTCACGAGAGCATTGTGGGTTTGCGGTGACCTTCGAGGAACACCGATACCAGACCTTATTGCATCTTGTCAGGATGGCGAAAACTCAGGGTTTCAAGCACCATGCTTGGCACAGGGTCAAGGAGTTGGAGAATAACATTTATGGCTACTACAACGGCATCCAAGAGGAATTCTTGCAAAAAGTTAAGGAAAATCAATGATTTACATCGGGATTGACCCGGGCAGCATCAATGGCGCACTTGGGGCAGTTGACCATCATGGGAACTACTTGGAAGCATTCAACATTGAACACCAAGACAAGCACATCTTGGCCTTGGTTTTCAAAAGCAGGATTCTTGGCCTAGTAGACCCCAAAGAGGGCGCAGAAATTTGCATGGAACAAGTCCATTCGATGCCAAACCAAGGGGTTAGCTCTACCTTTTCGTTTGGGCGTGCTGTGGGTGTCATTTCAGCAGTTTGCGAGTTGACTAGATACCCTGTGCATTTAGTCACGCCCCAAAAGTGGAAAAAACACTTTCACCTAACAGCAGACAAAAATGAATCACTGGATATGGCACGTTATCTATGGCCTGAAGCAAAGCTAAAGCTGAAAAAGGACATTAATAAAGCAGAATCCCTACTAATTGCAGAATATTTAAGGCACACCATAAATGGAATTGAAGCCAAAAAAACGCACACTGAAGCCTGAAGGCAAAAGGGGTCAGGTTGTTTTTTATTCTGAACAAGAAAAAAAGGCACTGGCACACATTGGCAGCGGTTCGGTAGCTGAAGGGGCGAGAATCTCTGTCCGTTGGGCAGCACACTTTTGGCGTGTTGGTTTGCGGCCTGACCATGACCTTAACCATGTCGGAATCTGTCTTTTTGTTGACGATGAATTTGCTGATGAACTCTAAGGGTCTGCCAAACGTCAAAAAATAGTGCTGAGACCGATTAAAAGGCACTTTTAAGACGTTTTTTTGATGTGGTTGGATGGTGCAAGAGGGTAAGGGCTTGCAGGGTCTTAAAAATGGGCAAAGAAAAACCACCCGAAGGTGGTTATAAGTGAGTGGCTACTAACTTATGAATGGGTTACTGGTTCATAAGTCCAATTAACCCCGTCATGTTCATCAGCAAAAACCCATTCAATTAAATCTTCACTCTCAGGCTCTGGGTTTTCCTGAATTATTTTGTTTTGTGCCTCTTCTAAAGTTTCAGCCTCGACAAAATACTCATAAGAGACATTTTTAAAAATTTGGAAAGTTTTCATTTTCAACACCTCTTTACGTTTGTTTGCGAAAAATTATTCTAAGCAGTAGGGCTACTGTGGCATAAATCATGTTGTCCCCAAAATTAGCAGCGCATCAGCTTTGCACCGTTCAACATCCGCAGCGTTTAAACGCTTTGCAAGTTCAACAGATAAATCAATGGCTAATTGCGCCTTTTGGTCATCTGGTGCTGTTATGGCTAAAACAAGGGCTTGGGTCAGTGCTTGGGTTTGCGTCATGCTGTCACCTCTTGATTGAGAATGGATTCAATGGCTTTCATCTGGTCAGGGCTGATATTTAGCCAATTAGATTCGCCTCTGATGGTGTGAATTTTGATTTTGACCTGACCATTTTTATGGTCTTGGGCATTCTCTTGGGTCAGAGGGAAGGGAATAGCACGAAATAATTGGGCTTCTATGTAGTTCATTCTGTCACCTCTTTATCGGCGTATTCAGCAATTAAATTCTTTGCAATTTCATACCAATTCACATCGTGAATGAAAGCAAGGGCATAGTCAACGGCTAAATTACCCTCACCGCCGCCGCTTTCATGGATATGATTTTGGACATAATCCTGCAAAACATTGCCCAATTCCCAAGGCTCAAGGCTTAGGTCGAATATGTCGCTGTCATAAAGGCCATCAAAGATTTCAAGGTTGACCCGCCAAGTGGCGTAATTTGTCCAGCCGTTGTAAGTTTTTTCATTCATGATTAACACCTTTCAAACCCTGCAAAAGCACAGGCCAAAGGGGACAGCATCCCCAATGGTTTGCACTCTTATTCTGTCACTGTTTCAGTGGTTTCAGCTTCCACAGGCTTAGATTTTGACCGATAGCACCATTCAGGCACTTTAGCCATGCCGCCATCCCTGCAAGGCATCATCACACCTACAAAATGGTCATCCATGCTTGAAAAACTGACCAAAATAGATTGGTCACCTCTTTGAATAAGGCTAGGAATTTGACGTTTTCCCCATATTTCTTCGGACATATCAACAAAGCGCACCAATAAATCAGGGTTAAAAGTGGCGGGTTTAATATCCTCGTCTTTAAAAACCATTGGAATCACTCTATCGGCATCTGGAAAACGTGCGTCATGAGCTTGGAATCGGACAGTTTGATTGTCGCTAATACACTCTACGGCATGGCCTTCGACACTGAAATGCAAGAAATCATCACCTTGTTTTTTCGTACCTTTGAGCTTGATAAGGTGCTCAGTAGGCAAAACGACATTCATAGGGACATCTGAACGGATGCCATCAATAAACAAACGGCCTAGGATATGGCCATCGGTGGCTTCGATATAAGTTCCTCTATTGTCACGAACGACATTTATGCCTTGCAAGTAGTAGCGAATGTCTTTTTTTGCGGCAAGATGCAACATTCCACGGATGTCTTTACGTTTGATTGTGAATTTCATATTAAAGCCTCTTGAATTGAAATCCTAGGAAAATCCCTAGGTGCTATGGCACTGGTCAACAATGCCATAAACCCTAGAATTTAGCCACGCCATGCCAGCATGATACCGATACAGGCAAAGACTATCACGCAAACGATACCCCAAAGAATTTCAGATTTATCCATGTTATGCCCCTATAAGTTTGCCTGTGCGCCCTTTTGTCCAAGGGTGATTGAAAATTGAACTAGGTGTAAATTCAGGCGGAAATAGGATAACGTCGTGGTAAGGGTAAAAAGTAGGGTTATCGTTTTCAGGAACGAATATCCATCCGCCCGTGCCGTTTTCATGCCGATAATCTCTGGCATCTTGCAAACTGTTAAAAGTGAAATATTGTTTCATGCCGTCACCCCTACTATTGAGGGTGCATCGGTGCAAACGCATAGGATTCTCTGAAACTTAGGTGCATTCTCTAGAGTGTGAACTACTACGTTACGTCCAGAGTGTGTGTAACTTTCAACCCGCATTGGTTGATTGTGAACTGTAATAATTTGACCAATCTTGTATTGGCCTTTTGGAATGAAAGCGAATCGCATGATGAACACCTATTAAGTTGATTGACGATTGATTGTGTGATTGTGTTGAACACTACACCATTGGGACAAACCCTAGGTGTAGCATTATTTTTAGTTGATTTTGTTTGACCATGCAATGCCTGAATCAGTGGCATGGTAAGTGTGGCATTCTGAATCATGCTTTAGAAAACCATGCTTAACAAGGGTATCCATAATTGATTGGAATTGACTAAGGCTTGCACCATGCCCCATTAAAGCTGCATAAATTACGCCACTAGGCGCACCGATTGAGTCAATATTGCATGATTCTATGATTCCCTTACCAATGCTTTGCAAGGCTTTAATCTGATTTTTTGTCATTGTGAACACCTATTAAAAATGATTGATTGAATTCCTAGGAAACCCCTAGGCATATAACCCCTAGAATTCTAAGGGTTATAAACCTACTGGTTACTGAATGGGGTTAGTTTGCGAGATATGGAAAACAGTCGAATGGCGGCATAACTTTGTAGGCATCCCTGTGGCCTTGTCATGTGTATCTATCCATGTGACGACTTTCACGCCATGCTCGCCCTTGTTGACTTGTCGCCCTAGGGCTTTCCATGCGTTATATGTGAACACGTTAACCCTAGGAATGATGTCGCTAGCGTTGATTCCCTTATCCATAAAGCCTGAAATAATGGCGGGAAAGTTTGCCAGAGAATCACCATTCTTTGCCCGATTAAGGCTTTCCATTTGTTGCACTTGTTTATCCATTTGAACACCTATTAAAAGCCCTAGTGAAATTACTAGGTGCAAGGGTACTGTTTCCAATACCCTTAACCCTAGAATTTAACTTGTATGGTGATTAAACAAAATTTCGTTTATCTGGCATAAAACCAATTTTGCTTGTCCTAATTGACGGGTGACGATGTTTTCTATCATCTGATTGTTTTTAGTGTTGCTATTCTCTAACTCAATAATTCTATTCCCTAGAATCACTGACAATTCCGACAATTCTGCAATTTCAAGATTTAATGTTTTCATGTTGACACCTATTGAGTTTGTTGAATGAACACTGCTTTTTGTTTGCAGTGACTCTAATATAACGTACTGTTCAACACTATGTCACTAGGACAAACCCTAATCTATCCCCTATTTATATCTATCAACAATGGCTAATCATTAGGTTTTATCTATCAGTGCTTTTGCCATATGAGAATGATTCTCGTTAGTATCCCTTGGATGGTGCATAACCCGCATATGCTTACTGACCCGTCAGTCATTAGCTTACTGACCGCCTAGTCAGTAGCTTGGTCAGTGTGCGCTTACTTCGCCTAGTGTGAGTGGGTGCTTACTATGGGGGGGAG